TCAACTGGATGAAGAGCGCCACGACCAAGCTCTCAACTATGTGGTGGCTGCTCACGGTACCGACAATAAAGCAGAAGCCGAAGCCAAACATATTCTTAAGGCCTGGCTTGATGCCCCAGAACATCCTATACTAAAGGCAGCGATCCTTGAACGCAGTGTCTTCTTCGTCATCCTTCCCTTCTTCCGATTCAACGGAGACATCGGCATCCGTACCACCGCAGCCGACATCTCAAGGGACGAACAGACCCACGTCGCAGTCCACTCGATGGTCTGTTCCGAGCTGGGCCTCAAGTCCACACCAAGCCTCAATCGACTACGCAGAGCGACTGTTGGATGGGTAGTGGATGGCCTGTCCTCGTCTGAGAACAAGTATCTGGACAAGGACTTCTGGCTGAAGCAATCCGATTCCCTTTACGAACGTGGTAAGGCTCCTGGCCTGTCCGATACCCAGCGTGCTCGGATGCCTGCGTTCTTTGAGGCTGCCAACACTGACCTGCCTCAATATGGCTAATGACTACCTTGAAACCGAAGAACTCCCTCTATCCAGAGTGATAGGGGGAAAGGTAGATCTGGTAAAGCTTATTGAAGAACTCGATAAGATGTATCCAGATGCCTATCCGGAATACACTATTTCCGAACGGCAAATGGCCTTCCAAGCGGGGGCTGTTGCTGTTATTCGCTATCTTAAATCCAAGGTGTAATTATGTGCATTGGTTCTTCCCCTCCGCCCCCGCCGCCTCCGGTTCAACTTCCTGAACCTCCTGCTCCGCCCCCGCCGCCTCCGACTCCCGTAACTGGTCCTGCTGCCGGTGGTGGCGGTGGTCAAGTTACCCCTACCGTGGTGCGTCCTTCGGTCAGTCAACGGGCTTCAAGTCAACGTGCTGCCCGCCGTGGTCCCGGCAGCCTCCGCATTCCTACCGCTTCTTCGGCCCCCATGCCCAGCAGTGGTGGTGGTGGATCTGGCGGTGGTGGTACTATTAACCTTAACATTGGTAAGTGATTATGGAAACCTCGTCTGCCGCTTCCCGGTATTCAAAACTAGCAAGCGACCGGACGATCTTCCTCGATACCGCCAGGGACTGTGCAGCTCTCAGTCTTCCGTATTTGCTGACACCTACTGGTGTGGTGAATGGACAGAAGCTGCCTACCCCCTGGCAATCTATCGGTGCCAAAGGCGTTAACGTCATGGCCTCGAAGCTGATGCTGAGTTTGTTTCCTGTAAACACAACCTTCTTCAAGCTTCAGATCAACGACGGAAAGCTGGCCTCGGATCCAAATCTAGATGCTACGATCAAATCAGAGATCGACTTGAGCCTCTCCAAAATGGAGCGGGTTGTCATGCAACACATTGCCGAATCACAGGATCGTGTAATCCTCCACCAGGCAATGAAGCATCTGATTGTAACCGGGAATGCCCTGGTCTACATGGGTTCGAAGGGTGTGAAGCTGTATCCTCTTGACCGCTTTGTGGTCGTCCGTGATGGAGAGGGTCAGCCCACAGAGATCGTTACGGTCGAATCGATTGACCGACAATTTCTTCCAGAACAATTTCAACTAGCAAAAACCACAGTCAACCATACAGGGGACAATACTGTTACTCCTGATGTAGATGTTACTGTCGGTGATGGTGAAGCTGCCGTATATACCTGGGCTAAGCTTATTGATGGTCAATGGCGCTGGAGACAAGAGGTTGATGGAGAGATTGTTCCCGCTTCGGAAGGGAAGGCTCCTAAGAACACAACCCCCTGGCTTCCCCTTCGCTTCAATGTTGTTGATGGTGAAGACTATGGCCGTGGACGAATTGAAGAATACCTTGGAGATCTTAAGTCCCTTGAAGGGCTTATGCAAGCCATGGTGGAAGGTTCCGCTGCTGCTGCTAAGGTGGTCTTTCTGGTATCTCCTTCTGCTACCGTTAAGCCTTCTACTTTGGCAAAGGCCGGGAACGGGGCGATCATCCAAGGCAGAGCAGAAGATGTGACAGCCGTACAGGTCCAGAAGCAGGCTGATTTCTCTACCGCATACCAGATGATCACACAGCTGGTTCAGCGGCTGTCTGAGGCCTTCCTGGTGCTGAGTGTGCGTCAATCTGAACGTACCACTGCTGAAGAGATTCGTGCTACCCAGCAGGAACTTAACGAACAGCTTGGTGGTATCTATGGCAACCTGGCAACCGAGCTGGTTCGCCCTTATCTTCAACGTAAACTCTTCACCCTTCAAAGGGCTGGAGACTTGCCCAAGCTTCCAAAGGGAATTGTATTCCCAACCATAATTGCCGGACTTGAAGGCATTGGTAGAGGCCAGGATCGGGAATCTCTTATGATGTTCCTGACCACGGTTTCCCAGTCTCTTGGACCGGAAATGCTTATGAAATTTATCCACCCGGATGAAGCGATTAAGCGGTTGGCTGCTGCTCAAGGTATTGATACACTTAAACTTATCAAGACCCAAGAAGAACAAGCTGCCGAACTTCAGAAGGCTCAAGCTCAAGCAATGCAAGGAACCCTGATGCAACAAGCAGGTAACCTTGCCAAGGCTCCAATGCTTGATCCATCTAAGAACCCTGAAGTACTAGATTCTCTCCGTAATGCCTCTCAAAACATCCAATCAGGACAACCCCTTGGAGTCCCAAGCATCCCACCCGCAGGATAAACCTGAGGCTCCAAAAGCCCAAGTAACTACCCTGAACACCAGGCGCAAGTCTGCTGGTACTCCTTTGGTTAGGTCTGATACCGCTTCTCCTCATGCCATTGGTTCTGGGGAACGAGTCACCTATCCTGGTCTTGGTAAAGTCACCATTGTTCTTCACTAATTATTTAACTCATGCCTGAAATCACCTTTGACCCCACCGATCCAGCAGATACGGAGGCTAGGGAAGCAGAAGAAGCGAGACTTCTTGCGCTTGGCAGTAGACTACAAGACGAGGAAGAAGAGATCCGCAATGAGACCTATGACAAAGCTCGTAGGGACTCAGAAGCAGAGCTTAACTATGCTGGTAAATTCAAATCAGCAGAGGACCTTGAAAAGGCATACCTGGAACTTCAGAAGAAGCTAGGTCAAAAGGATACGGATGAGTCGCCTTCGGATGAAGAAACCGAGAGTGATGAGTCCCCTTCTGAAGAAGCAGAGGCTCCTGAAGAATTGAGTCCTGAAAAGGAAACACTGCTCAAGGCTTCGGAAGAGTACTACTCCAACAACAATCAGCTTAAGCCTGAGACGCTTCAAAAGCTAAAGGAGCTTCCCTCTGAAAAGCTTATTGAAGCATATCTGGAACTCCAAAAGAACACGCAGCCTGTTGCTGCCAAACCTCTTGCGGATGCTGATGCTCAAAACATTGTCAAATCGGTTGGTGGTGAAGAAGCCTATCAACAAACTTTGGCTTGGGCTGCTGAGAACCTGAAGCCCGAAGAGGTGGCTGCCTATGATAACGTTGTCAACAGCGGTAACAAGGACGCCATCTTCTTTGCGGTTCAGGCACTTAACCAGCGGTACAAAGATGCTGTTGGCTTTGAAGGGCAAACCATTTCTGGTAAGGCCGTTAAGCAAACCGTCAAAGGATTCCGTTCACAAGCCGAACTTGCTCGCGCCATTTCTGACCCTCGCTATCGGAATGATCCTGCGTACCGCCTTGACATCGAGGCGAAGCTGGCTGCTTCCGGCGATCTGATTTGATTGTCTGCCCGCGTCCGTGGCATTAAAACGGCGATTGTACACCGGATTGGATTCCCCGGTGGATGGTGAACCGTCCCGCTGCCCTTCGGCGCGGACAACTAAATAAAACACCCCTCATGCCTATCCATTGGAAGCACAAACAGAGGGGTCGCTGGCATCATCACCTAATGGTAAGGCCTCACCTCGTTGGTGAGTATGTGTGGTTCGATTCCCACTGATGCCCTTGAGGATGGGACAACCTCGTTAAAAACCCAGTTCGAACTGGAGTATTGGCCTGCTGCGGCAGACACCCAATACAACGGACGTATTTCCTAAAAACCAAATACTTTAAATCCGGATAAAACCCAAGCGCTTGGAAAGCTGATAAACCTTCTCTTTCCTTAAAACAATGACTGCAACTGTTACCCAGCTCGGCCAAATTAACAAGGCCGGTGACAAGAAAGCCCTCTATCTGAAGCTCTTTACGGGCGAAGTGTACGAAGCTTTCCGCAACTCCACCATCGCTAAGGGCCTGGTGATGAACCGCACCCTGCGTGGCGGTAAGGAAGCTCAATTCATTCATACCGGTCGTATTCAGGCCGGGTATCACACCCCTGGCAATGCTATCCTTGGTTCCGGCAACCCTCCGGCTGCTGAGACCACCATCGCAATGGATGACCTGCTGGTCGCCTCGGCGTTCGTTGATAACCTTGACGAGACCCTGGCCCAGTATGACATCCGTGGCCCCATCGCCCGTCAGATCGGCCAGGCTCTGGCTGAGTTCTATGACCGTCGTATCTTCCGCGTTCTGGACCGTGCTTCGGGCCTGACCGCTGCTGTGACCGGCGAACCCGGTGGCTTCCAGATCAACCTGGGTGCTTCCAAGGAGTATGATGCTCAGGCTCTGGTTGATGGCTTCTTCGAAGCTGCTGCCCGCCTGGACGAAATCGCTGCTCCTAAGGATGGTCGTGTGGCCGTGCTGAGCCCCCGCCAGTACTACGCCCTGATCAGCCAGGTCGATACCAACATCCTGAACCGTGAATACGGTGCTGCCGGTGGTAGCCTGAACAGCGGCGAAGGTCTCTATGAGATCGCTGGTATCAAGATCTACAAGTCGAACAACATCCCCTTCCTGGGTAAGTATGGTTCGGCTGCTGGCGCCAACATCGACGCTGCTGCTGTTACCGGTGAGAACAACAACTACGGTGTTGCTTCGAACTTCACCAACAGCTGTGGCCTGATCTTCCATCGTGACGCTGCTGGCGTTGTCGAGGCGATCGGTCCTAGCGTTCAGACCACTGGTGCTGACACCAAGGTCATCTACCAAGGCGACGTGATCGTTGGCCGTCTGGCCTACGGTGCTGGTGCCGTTCGTGTGTCCTGTGCCGGTGCTTTCCGCAACGTCTGATAACTCCTAATTTGGAGAAAATTTGGAATAGGTTAGGAGGTCTCTACGGGGGCCTCCTTTTTTTGTACCTGCCTGTATTAAAGGATTGAAATGACAACAAGACTTCAAGCCATTAACCAAATGTTGAGTGGCATCGGGCAGGCTCCAGTGGTCAGCCTTGATGTTGCTAACCCAGAACTGGCTCTTGCGCTGGATATTCTGGAAGCCGTTAACCGCGAAATTCAAGGAGAAGGCTGGCACTTCAATACCGAAGTGAACTACCCCTTTACTCCTGACGTGAATGGAAACATCTCCGTTCCTCAAAACGTCCTGTCGATCTCGGACAACAAAACCTCCAACGTTCAAAAGTACCAGACCGTACTTAGAAGTGGGAAGCTCTATGATAAGGTGAATCACACCTACACCTTCCCAACCGGGTCCCCTATTAAATGCGATGTGGTGTGGTTGTTTGATTTTGAGGACCTGCCTCAAG